GAGCAATTGCCTTACAATGACAAATAATAAATATGCAAAAGTTGAGGGTCATCCAAATTTATTAAGAGATTTATCTAGTAATGCTATAATTAATACAGATACATTATCATTCAATCAATATAATTTAAACAAACAAAAAAGAGCATCTGAAAAGCAAAGAATTGATAAAATAGAATTTGAATTGAATGATTTAAAGTCATCAATAGAAGAAATTAAATCTTTATTAAAGGGTATTGTTAATGGATCATGAAGAGTTAAAACTTGAAACTATTTCTAAACTATTTGAGTTTGAAAAAATTTCAAGAGAACTTGATACTTGCACTAACATAGATTTAATGAAAAATCTATGTAAATGTTATGTAAAACTCTATATGAAGCAACAAGAAACATTATCTTCTTTAATGTTAGATGATCTAAATAGTTAAAAAGTATTGGAATAATGGCAAAACCTGCATCAAGACAAGAATTAAAAGATTATGCTTTAAGGCAACTTGGTGCTCCAGTTTTAGAAATCAACGTTGCAGATGAGCAACTTGATGATAGGCTAGATGATGCTTTGCAGTATTTTAATGAGAGACATTTTGATGGTGTTGAAAAAATGTTTCTTAAATATAAATTTACAGAAGCAGATATTCAAAGAGGAAGATCTAGGGGTGGTGGATATAATGTCGGTATAGCAACTACTACTGTAACTTCCCCAACAGGGTCTTTTAACTGGGAAGAAAATTCAAATTATATTCCAGTTCCAGATAGTGTAATTGGTATAGAAAGAGTATTTAAATTAGATAATAGAACTATTACTTCAAACTTATTTAATGTTAATTATCAATTATTTTTAAATGATATTTACTGGTTTAGTTCAACTGAACTTTTAAATTACTATATAACAAAAAGGTATCTTGAAGATATTGATTGGATTGTCAATCCACAACGACAAATTAGATTTAATAAAAGACAAGGTAGGCTTTACATTGATATGAGTTGGGACTCTATAACTGCAGGAAATTACCTTATTATGGAGTGTTACAGAATACTTGACCCAAGTGATTATACTAAAGTATACAATGATTCTTTCTTAAAAATGTACTTCACTTCTTTAGTTAAAAAACAGTGGGGACAGAATTTAATTAAATTCCAAGGTGTTAAACTTCCAGGTGGCATTGAATTAAATGGAAGACAAATTTATGATGATGCTGTGAAAGAATTGGAAGCAATTAGATTGAGAATGTTGAGTGAGTATGAAACTGCTCCATTTGATATGATAGGATAATATGTTAAATCCATTTTTCATACAAGGAACATCAGGGGAACAAGATCTCGTTCAAGATTTAATTAACGAGCAATTAAAAATGTATGGCATAGAAATTTACTATATGCCCAGAGAAATTGTTTCTAAAGGAAAAATAATTAAAGAAGTTTTATATTCAAGATTTGAAAAAGCATTTCCAATAGAAGCATATTTAGTAAATTATGAAGGATTTGATCCAAATAGCATTTTAATGTCTAAGTTTGGAGTAAAGGTTACTGATGAAATGACTTTAATTGTTTCAAAAGAACGTTTTGAAACATATATTGCAGAATTAATGAAAGGTATTCCTGAAGTGAATACTCTAAGGCCAAATGAGGGGGATTTACTTTATATACCATTAAGTGATAGTTTAATGGAAATTAAATATGTTGAAAATAGAAAACCATTTTATCAACTGCAAAAAAATTATGTTTATGAATTAAGATGCGAAGTATATGAATTAGAAGATGAAGAAATTAATACTACAATTAATGAGGTAGATAGAACTGCAAAAAATCTTGGTTATACTGCAACTTTAACTGTTTCTGGATTAGGAGCTACTGCAACAGCATATACATCATTAGTTACTGGAGGAATTCAAAAAGTAGATATTATTAATGGTGGGTATAGGTACACTTCAGCACCATCTTTAGTAGTATCTTCACCTTTAAGTGGTGTCAAAGGAACTCTTGTTGGATTTACTACATCCAAAAAAAGTTTATTATCTTCTCAAAGTTTAGATCAAGTTTATATTGAAAATCCTGGAACTGGATATAATCCAAGTAAGCCCCCTATAGTATCTTTTTATGGTGGAGGTGGATATAATGCAGAGGTTAGAGTTGGTATAGCAACTTCTGGAAGTATTGGTCCAATAACTTTGTCATATTTGGGACAAGGTTATGTAGCAGAACCTATAGTAACTATATCTGGACCAGTAGGCGGTGGCGTAACAGCAGTAGCAAAAGCATTTATAAATTCCAGTGGAGGAATTTCTACTATTAGAATATTAAATGCTGGATATGGATATACCTCCACTCCAACTATTACTATAGGAGCAGGATCTACAATTTCATTAGGAAACTTTGTGTTTAATGAAGAAGTTGTAGGATCTATTTCTGGTGCAACTGGACTTGTTAAAACTTGGAATGCACAAACTAAAAAACTTACAGTTACTGGATTTGGGACAGATTTTATTGTTGGGGATGTAATTGTTGGTGCTGCTTCAAGTGCTATTTACATTGTGTCTAAATACAGTACATTCGAAACAACTTCAGCATTTAATGAAGATGAGGAAATACAACAAGATTCTGATGATATTTTAGTATTTACCGAAGTCAATCCATTTGGTGAAGTTTGAAAATACACTTTATAAAAAATTAAAATGTTTGGAAGATACTTTTACCATAAAGCAATAAGTAAAACAGTAACTGCTTTTGGAACTCTATTTAATGATATTCAAGTTAGACATTATGATGAATCTAATAATCCAATATCGGTATTAAAAGTTCCTCTTTCTTATGGACCAGTTCAAAAATTCTTAGCAAGAATTGAACAAAGTCCAGCAGGTGATAGAAAGGTTGCATTATCTCTTCCAAGGATGTCATTTGAAATGACTTCAATAGATTATGATGCACAAAGGAAATCTTCAGTCATCCAAACATTTAAAGCACCAAAAGCATCAGATGGTAAAGTAATAAACAATATCTATTCGCCAGTTCCATACAATATTGGATTTGAACTTAATATTTTAGGAAAAATTCAAGATGATGTACTTCAAATTATAGAACAAATTCTTCCTTGTTTCCAACCAGCATTTAATGTCAGTGTTAAATTAATTCCAGAAATTAATGAAGTAAGGGATATTCCCATTATTTTAAATAGAATTGGTTTTAGAGATGATTATGAAGGAGATTTTAGTACCAGAAGAGTTATTATATACACCTTAAATTTTACTGTAAAGACATATCTGTTTAATGAGATTCCAGAAGATAGTCAAGGACTTATCAAGAAAGTTCAAGTTGATTATGCAACTGATGCTTTACTAAATGCAAAACGTGAAGTTAGATATACAGTAACTCCTAAAGCACTTCAAGATTATAATAATGATGCTGTTATTAATGCAACAGATGATCCTCTAATTCCTTATGGAGATGACTTTGGATTTAATGATGAAATTACAGATTTCCAAGATTTTAAAGATTTTAGTTCCACACAGGGAACTGATATTTGATATATAGTGTATGGGAAACAAATTCTCCAAGATAGAAGAATCACTTAATATAGAGACATCAATTGTCCCTGTAATAGATTCTGTCGAGATTTCTCCAATAGATTCTCCAAATGATCCACAAAAAGATTATGAATACAGTAGAGGTCAACTCTATAGTTTAATATCAAAGGGACAAGAAGCAGTTGATGGTATATTGGAGATAGCACAAGAATCAGGACATCCAAGAGCATTTGAAGTTGCTGGTCAATTAATTAAATCTGTTGCAGATACCACAGATAAATTAATTGACCTTCAAAAGAAAATGAGAGATTTAGATTCTCCTCAAAAAGGTCCCACAACAGTCAACAACTCACTTTTTGTTGGTTCAACTGCAGAACTTTCTAAACTTATAAAACAAGGTCTTCTAAATAATGCAGAAGAATAATATTCTATAAATGAAAGACCCCAAAGGACCTGTAAAGTCATATAAATCCCCAGAAGAACTTGCAAAAAAACATAAAGTTTCTTTGGAAAAAATTATGCAGCAAGTTAGAATTGGGACTAAAATTGAGGGTGAGCACACTACAAATAAAGGCAGTGCAAGAATTACTGCACTGCAGCATGTAGATGAATTTCCAGATTATTATACAAGATTAAAAAAAGTTGAAAAAATAAAAGAAAGTAAAGAAGAAACAACTCAACACAGAACAAGAAAACCTTCCCAAATTCAAAAAAAAGTAAAACTTACATATTTGTTGTCTAAAATGGAAAGAACATCAAAAGATACTAAAGAATCTTTAGAAGTAGCAAAGATGGGTCTTGAAGGAAAAAGATATTGTAAACTTTGCAGAAAGGCAGAAACCCAAGATGAATGTAGTTTTGGTCCTGAAATGTGGACTAGATTTTCCATTGCCACTGTACATCCAGCAAATGAAGAAGTTTTAGGAGAAAAGAAAGGTCTTTGGGATAATATTCATGCTCGTAGAAAAGCAGGCAAACCTCCCAAAAAACCTGGAGAAAAAGGATATCCAAAAACACTTGATATTGAAGAAGACCATAAAGAAATTGCTTCTGGAAAGAAGAAAGATGAAGAAGGATATATGGCAAATATTGAAATGGATAAGATGACAAAATCAGTTGAAATTTTAAGAAAAATTATTAAAAAACCAGACATGCAACTTCCTGCATGGGTTCAATCAAAAATTACCAGAGCAGCAGATTTTATTGATACTGCAGCAGAATATATGTCCAGTGATGAAACTGTATCTGAAGGATTAAAGCAAGCACAACAGAATGTTGGTGCAAGTAAGTGTTGGACTGGTAAAAAAGTTGAGAAACCCCCAACCAAAATTAAAGGTGGTAAAGAAGTTCCTAATTGTGTTCCTGCAGAAGATACTTGCTTTACATTTTCCCAATTTATGACAGAAGTTGCTGCATGGCAAAAAAAAGCAGGTAAGAACCCCGAAGGTGGACTTAATGAAAAAGGCAGAAAATCCTATGAAAGAGAAAATCCTGGCAGTAATCTACTCT